CTCGGCCAAGAGGAGCTCTTCGATGTTCCAGACACCGGACGCTTTAAGCAGCTCGGTTTTACCCGCCGCGCTTATAGACCGTCCGCCAACGCTCCTGACCACGTCCCCTCGATTTTCTCATCCATCGTCCCCTTTAAGAACGAGTGCAGAAATGCCCCCAGTTCCCTGCGTGACGTTAAGGAGGAGTTCCTTCCCAAGCTCTCCACTAGAGCCGGCAAGCCATCACTCCTTGGCACTCAGATTCAAACCCTGAGCTTCGAACCCTTCGTCATGGACGAGAAAATCCTCAATTCGGTCGTCGACTTCCTTGCTGAGAATTATCCATCTTTCAGCGCCTGGAGGCCTCTTAACGACCACGAGATCAAGAATGGGGTCACTGACTCCAAGTCACCCCTTTACGGCTATCTTAATGGCCTTGATTGTGACAAAAGCGCAGGATTCTTCGGCGTTTCCGCCGGATTCCTCAAGAAAGGACAGTATTTCGACAGGGTCCCAACACCTGGCGGCGGTTTCATGCTCAAATGGGCTAAGACACCCCAGTCCATTGCCCTGAAAGACCGCTTCCAGACCATGTCCCGCCTCGCCGACCAAGGCGAAGTCCTTATGGATATGATCGAAGCCCGCGCCAAGTCCGAGCTTCTCCCCAGCGAGAAAGTCGACATTGGCAAAGTCCGCCTATTCGAAAACGTTGGCCTGGCTAGTTTTCTCCTCCACAAGCAGTGGAACGGAGCCTTTGTAGCCCTTGCCAACAAGTACAGGATTCGAGATGGATCAAATTTCACCATCGGAATGAATCCCTACACCGAGACCGGCGACCTCCTCGAAGAACTTCTTAAGGTTTCCGACACCGGCGAAGATGGAGACTTTAGTAGATACGACAAGCGTATCCCTCTCCAAGTCCAATTCGCCTGCGCACGCCTTAAGGCCCGTTGGGCACACAACGCCCGACCCGACCTTTCCCTCGAGTACCTGAACAACGTGTTCTCCGCACTCGCTCACCAGAACTCTCACGAGCTCCACACCTGCGAAGGCGTCGTCTACGTTACCAACGGCTCCTTTAATTCAGGATGCCTTGAGACCAACTTGGACGATGGTATCTTCAACATCATCATGAGATACTACATCCTCCTGCAGATTAGCAAGGAAAACAAGAACTTCCTTAGCGAGCACGGAGACCACGAGTCCCTGCGCAACGCATCCAAGTGCGTTCGCTTCTTCGTCAATGGCGACGACATCATCACCGCCATCCACCCGAATGTGCAGAGCTTCTTTAACTTTCACACCTTTAAGGAGGCCTACGCCAAGTTCGGGATGGTCTATGACCTCACCACCAAAGACGGAGGCACAGGCGTTGCTATCAAGCCTGTCTTGGATTTTAATTTCAGCTCCCGTTCCTTTATCCAGCTCGGGAACTCCGTGACTTTCGGCGCCCTTAAGAAGAGCACCATTGAGCGTCTCTTCCACTGGACTACCAACACCAGCGAGGAACAGTACGTTCAAAACTTTGAGTGTGCCCTCCTCGAAGCCCTCTTTCACGGAAAGGACTACTACAACAAGATACTGCGAGCTGTTCGCGCCTGTAGAGACTACTGGCTACAACTCACTGGCACACCGTTGAAAATTGAACTTCGTTCGTACGCAAAGTACCTCGTCAAGTTCCTAAACGAGCCAGCCGTAGAGTGGCTGATATCTACCGGTTTATTAGAAGAATACCAAAGTATCCTTGCTGTTCACGCGCCCACTATGAGCTATCTTGCGAGCCGATCCTGCTCCATTTGCCATACCCAACACCCTGATCAGAGATCATATGTCCGCCATTGCCTCAATAGTCATCCTAGGAGCGAGTCTATTATCCCTTGCTCTAACGCATTTTGTACCATTACTGGTACAGCAAAGGAAATTCAAAGCCATCGCTGCGAGTTCTCAGGCCCTTGGGCCTGCCTCGATTGCACGGCCGGTTTCGACAGCTACCTTGCTGCGGCTAACCACCACCGGTCCGCTCATCAGAGGAACGCTGTCACCCTCGGTGACTATTTCGGAGCCTGTCACGGACGCCTTAGTCTTAAGGGCTCAAATAGCGCTACTGAACAATCCCAGGGCAACAGCCATTCATCGGCCGTAAACCCTGAGAGCGCAAGCCCCGCTGCCCACCCAGCCACGCCCACCGTCGTGTTAAACGGACAACCTATTAGCGAATTGAACACCTATCGCTCAATCGTTCAAGACCTCGTCAACAACCATGTCGCCCTCGCTTCGAAAGTGGCTCGCCTCACTCAGGCATCCCTTTGCTACGTGCAAGTCAGGGAAGCCTGGAAAGAAGGCTGGCTCCCGAAGACAGTCGACCGATTCCGTTACGAGGAATCTGCTTCCTTTAGAGGAACAATCAAGTTCGAGTCACTCACCATTCGTGATGAGTTCCTCTGGGACCTTTCGGAGACGCCTGTCTTCCAGAACCCAGTCGGTTTCTTCATCACTGTTGAACCTGAGCTTCCCGTCGCCCCCAGCGTCACCGTCACTCCTGGACCTGGAGTCACGCTTTCAGCGCTTGAGACTTTCCAGTCCTCAGCGACGCCCCTCGGAATGCTCCAAGGACCAGCCGGAGGACCATCCTCAACCGGCGCTCAGCTCGAACCAACTACCACCGCTACCGCACCTGTGCCAGACCTCTTTGCATCCGGCGCTCCGATCCCAGCAATGTCGATCGACACAACACCAAGCGCCCCGAACATGGAAGTCTTCTCAGGCCCACCACCCGATTTCATTACCCTTACCGGACCCCGCTTTGTCTTGGAAGACGCCGTCTACAACGTTCCCCACCTTATCCACAGGGGTACCGTTGAGACCAGCTCTGAATCCGGTAGTGTCTTCGGCGAACTTGTGTACGGAGTCTCGATTTCACCCACGCTCCGCTACTACATGCAATGCCATCGATACTTCACCGGTTCGTTCACCTACAACATCAACTTCTACTCAAACGCCGCGGTTTCTGGAGCCATCATCATTGGTTGGCAACCTGTCAAGAAAGCCACCTATACCATCAACGACCTCATGTCAGGCCCGCACCAACAGATCACGCTCCAAGGGACGACGACGACGACGATCGCCCTCAATGACATCCGCCAAACTTTCTACCGTGAGACCAGCAAGTTTTTCCTCGATGACGACCTTGACCAACGCCCACGTCTAGTCATGATGGTCCTGTCCCAGCTGACAACCTTCACGACCGACCCCGGTGGCGTGCTCAACTACCACATCTACGGCCGACCAACGCCTGGAAACTTCTTCGTCAACCGGTTTACTGGATTTAACGCTTCAGCTAATCAGGACGTCGTTTTCCCTGGTGATTTCTACATCGGGAAAGCCGCCTTGGTTGCCGACTCCAACAAAGGCCTGTCTTTCAACTATGATGACTACAACGAGTTCATCACAACGACAGACTCTGGCTACAACAGAATGACCGACTTGGCCCTTCCAACTTCCAAGGTCGTTTACGTCCTTGAGGAGAACACCACCAACGGTTGGTACATGCTCTTCAGCGGTTACTTCCCTGACTTTGTTGTCTACGGAAATCACAAACTGTCTGAGTTTATGCAAGTCGAAACCTTCCCCATCTCCGTGGGCTCCTTCGACCCCATGAAGTGGACTCCAAGTATCGGTTCAGGATTCGCCTGCTTTTGGGACAACCAAGTTCCCACCAGCTTGCTTCAGGAAGGCAGCACCATGAGAGTGATTCGCTTCGTTTCCAACCCGAAGGACTCTCCCTACACCGTTGCCGGTGTGTGTTGCATGTTCCCATCCTCCAACCCGGACATGAAATTCAAGAACGTGGTTATGACCACTTACGGCTCACTTATCGCCGGCAGTGTCGTCACCACCTTCTCCGCAGCTTTCCCAGACTGGCGCCGCGCCTTGTTCTCGACTAGACCTGAGTTCATGATGGAAGCACCTGACGGAC